AATCCTCTTGGTACATGGTACTTTTGTACAGACGCGCGCGCGAGTCCGCGCGTTGTCCACCGTGGACAGATTTCCGTTTCGCCCCGCGCGTTCCGCGCGTTCGGCGGCTTTCCGCAGCCGGTCACGTTCCCGTTTCGCCTTGATTACCGCGGCTTTAGGGTTGTGTTTCTGGAAGTCGTGGATCACGTACCCGCCGCGGACCTTTCGCCACAGCCCAATCCCACGAGCGGACAACACGTTCGCAACCAAACTGCTCTTTGAAACCACACCACAAGACGACACGAAACTACACGGCAGGAAGCCGTCCGTCAGGTGCACCGTGGCGTACGTGAGGCCCAGCATGTAGAGATGCAGCGCGCTCGAAGCGCCGCCAGGGCCGAGCCGGGCGCCGGCTTTCAGGATCTTGGGATGGGTCGGTAGCCTGTCGTCGAGGTAGAGCATCAGGCCACCACAAGTGCCGGTCGTCCATCGACAAACACGGTGTCCGACAGGATCGATCCCACCATCCGACTAAACCCGCCGCCGTTCGCCTCGTTGACCGGCAGATATTTCAAGAGCGGCTTGTCCGATTGGCTCCCGTGGAAACCGATCAGCGAAGCCGCGGCGATCACGATCGCCTCGACGTTCTGCTCTCGCCGGCACTGCGCGATCATCGGATTCGCCACGTTCAAGAGAATGCGAGACGGAATCTTTACCTGTCCGAGCTCGTCAGGCCGGCCTAGATCGACATAATCCACGTTCAACCCACGGCCGCGGGCGGCGTGGAACGTCTGCCCTGGTTGTTCGTGTTTCGCCTGCGTATGAGCGGCACCAGTGCCAGTCGGGGTCTGGGTTCCATGACGAGGCCCACGCGATCGTTTGGCCTTCCGATCCGCTGCCGCGGCGTGCGCATTCAGTCGCGCGTTGACTTTCATTAGGAACTGCCGTGACTGGAGCTCCATCCCGACGGCTTCTGCACGCTCGAGCACCGGCCGGGCCACCCGCTCGACTTCGGCATACAGCGCGTCCGCGTCCCTACTCACCCCGTCCTTGTTCTTTGTCAGCGGCCAGCTCGCATCGATTTCGACAAAGCCGCACACCCGCGCGGGACTGTAGTCGCCGCACCCATGCGCAGAGGCCCGCTCGATCACCCGCCAGCGATGGGAGTAGGTAAAGCCTGCGCGCAGGTTCGGTTCGCCTGCCGCCACGACACCGCAGTAGACCCGGGCACTGCGACCGTTCACCTCGATCTGGGCATCCACGATTTCGCCGTCGAACTTCGGCAGCTCCCAGCGTGTCAGCGGCGCCCAGCGATTGCCGGTCGACGGACCCTTGAACTTGATCTGATGTCCCTGCTTCAGAGCTGGCGAGAATACGTAGCCGAGCTCGGCCATCAGTTCCTGCCAGAGCTGCCCATGCGGTGGCTTGCGTGCCACCGGCCGGATCTCGATCGACGTGCCCGTGGATTCACTCGGCCCGAGCGCCCGCGCCTCCGGCTCGTCCACGAACCATTCATCGTTCGCATAGTCCAGCCAGACGACATTTAGGGATCGCATCATGCCGCCGTGCGCCGAATGAATATCGATGCTGCTATTGATGCCCCCGACCCACAGCGCAGCGTCCTTGCCCCCAATCCCGTAGCGGCCCAGGCGTGTCGACGAGTGTTTGACGTGTTCGCCTAACTGCACCATCGCGCCTGGGTCGGCGCATCCGACCCCATCATCAGTAATAAGCAGCGATGTCTTCGTAATCTCGAACGCAATCGTGGCGGCCTGCGCATCCAAGCAGTTGTCAATCCATTCCCCGAAGGCAATCCACCATTTCAGGTTCGCATTCGCGTAGGAGTAAAGCAGATCCCCTTTCGGTGGCAGCGCACGCCTCATGATGCCTTCCTTTCCCGCCAGCGGCGCACCAGGCGATCCGCTTCGCGGCGAATGTGTTCGGCTAATGGATCGATCGAGATGGTTCGCGGCCATTCCGTGGCGATATTGCGGATGGCATTGGACATCCCGAGAAAGACGGTTTCCTGGCGAAATGGCGATTCGTCCTCGGTCACTACTTCGGCGTCGATGGCAGCGTCGCCAAACTCAGCGCGCAGTTTGCTTACTTGGTTGCGTTCAAGATCGGCCGTGATTCTGCCGTGCTCGTGCGCCCATTCAATGGTGTCGTTAGGCAATGACGCCAGCGCATAAAGCGTTGTCCAATTGGATGGCAAATCGTTCCCATGAGAACGATTTGCCATTAGAACATCGCGGCGTTTATAAATTTCGATGAACTTGCGCGCAGTGCCGACACTCATAAGGACGTGACGCTCTTTAAACAGTCGTTCCCACTGTCCGTGCTCAAGGCTTTCGCGCGCCGCGAGTAACTGGCGGCCGGTCTCGAAAATACCGTCGACAGTTTTCTGTAACGCCGCATTGATGCGATCGGCCCAGGACGCAATGGCATCAGGGCGGGAGACACTGACCAATGTGGTATTCCGTTTCTTACTCATCGCTTCCGCCAGTCCTTGTCCGGCACCGGAATATCGATCCCCTGCCTAGGCCCCCATTCGTTGCGCACCCACTCGATCAGCCCCGACAACTCGTCGGCCGAGAGCGTCGACAGCGACGCCTTGACCGGCACCAGTTGATCGAACACGCTGTGCTCGAACCCAAACCGCTCCGAGAGCAGGTCGCGACTCATCTGCCGGTCAGTCGTGCCAAAGTGCTTGGCACAACAGGGCACGACTGCGCCCCACCAGAACTTGAGCTGTTGCGCCCGCGGCCCGGGCGGCTTGTCGTTGGCCGTGATCGTGACGTTGACCTGGAGCCCATCGGGCAACTCATGCAGGTAGAGCGCGAAGGCGTCGCGGTCGAGCAGTTGCACACGCTTCCGTTCCCCGCCTACGACGACGCCCGCGACCGCGAAGGATTCCACGTCGATCACCATCACGGCACCAGGGCCGGCTGCTGGTGCAGGCCATTGCGCGCCGCGCCGGCCACCAGGCCGGCCACGTCGGTAAACTCGCGCTCGACTTCATCGAGAAACAAGCGCGCGGCCAGCTCGTAGGCCGCCACGTCGACCGCCTCGCGCGGCACGCGGACCCGGAACAACTGCAGCGCCGACGGGAAGCGGTCGTCGAAGGACACGAAGTCGCAGAACCCGGCCCCGGTGATCCACAAGTTGTGCGTGATCTGCGCTTGGTAGTCGGACGGAATGCGCCCCGACCGGATGTAGCCGAGATGCGTCGCCGGTTTCGGACACTTGATTTCGACCATGCCGCCTTTGACCAGGCCATCCGGCGAGCAGCCCGCGAGCAGCTCGTCATGGGCGACGAAGCCGACCGGCCGCACGATCAAGCCGGTCGCGGCTTCGTAGGCGGCCCGCGCGGCCGGCTCGAGGTCGATCCCGCGCTGCATTTCCTTGTTGACGAAGTCGGACTCGGCGCTGAGGCCGGTGAGCCGCTCGCACACCAGGCGCAGCTTCAAGTCACGGCGCGCCGCGGCCTCGCCCTTGCGGATGGTCGCCAGCATGTCGGCGGCGCCGGTGCCGGTGAGCTTGCCCCGGCGCAGCGCGTGCCACGCCTCCGACCGTTGCGCGCAGTCGTAGGCGATCACGGCCGCACCCACAGCCGCACGCAGGCTTCCGGGATGAAGCACTCGTTGAAGCCGGCGACGTTGGCGTCGGCGACGATGTCCTGGGCGACCTCGAAGGAATAGCGCCCGGCCGCGGCGATGTCCTGGGTATAGCCGGTGCGGTTCGGCCCCCACCAGGCGCCGTGCTCGATCGACCAGATCAAGTAGTTCACCGATCGCCGCCCTTCTCGAGCGCGCGGATTTTCAAGGCGTCCCATGTGTCGGCATCGCTCCGCGTCAGGTACGTTCGATGCGCCTCCGACAGCACCGCGAAGGCCGCCTCGAGCTTGTCGATCCCTTCGTCGGCCACGGCCTCCAGGTCGGCGACCACTTCGGGATAGCCGTCCGGGGCGACCGGGACAAACTTCTGTTCAACGGTCTGCACATCAATCGCGCGCTGGCCGTCCATCTCCTCGGCGGTCTGCTCGCCGCCGATTTCATCGGGGAAGGCTTCGCGCAGGCCGGCGGCCTCCGTGCACTTGGTGAGCATCTGGACCGGCGCCTTCGACCAACGGGCGTTGACCTTGCGCTCTTTGTTCAGCGCAACGACTTCCTTAAACAGCACCCGCACCGGGTATTCCGCGCGCACGCCCACGTCGCGATTCCAGCGATAGAAGGTCATCGCACACCAGGCCGGCGCCGCCACCCCGGACGAGGTCTCGATCGGCCCGTAGTCGGGCGCGCTGTGCCCGAGATAGACGCCCGTGCGCTGCGCCGTCGTGCGCAGCTCATAGATGCCCGGCAGCACCACATCGCGCTTCTCGTACTGGTCGGTCTTGGCGTTGCGGACATCGATCTGCACGATGTGGCAGGGCTTTTTCAGCGGGTCGAGCTTCCGCGCGGCGCAGTAGTCGAGCACCATCAGGACCGACTTGGGATCGGCGCCGGGATAGAGGTTGTTGCAGAGCGTGCGCCACCCGGCTTCGTTCATGCCGCGACGCACGACGGGTTCCGGTAGAGCGTTGACGGTCTCGAGCGCGCTGGTCGTCATCTCCATCCC